TGCTGTGCTTCGTTCAATGCCGAGATAACCAGCATATTTGGCATTTGTATCAATCGCCGCATTCTTCATTTCCTTGAGAAGATCTTCCAGTCCGGCAGCCCCACTGAGAATAGGATGGTCCATGATACCAGTGAGGGAAACACCCAGCAGACGTTCTTCTTCAGCATTTACTTTCCACTGCTTTCGGAGATATCGGAAGTTTGTGAGAGTACTTTGGAATGTACCAAGAATTGTAGCCGTCTTGACCTTTCGGATAAGATCTTCCCTTGTGTCTCCAGATCGCACAATAACTTCACTAAGGTTACAGAAGCCGTTGGGTCGGAGAATGATTTCTCCGCATGGGTTCGTTCCAAACTCCCAATCCAACTCTCTACGTCCTGTAGAGCTTGCTTGGCGCTTTGCAGATACGCGATTAAATACGCCTCGCTCACCACTCTTGCTTTCATAGAGGGCATGCCATTCCTTCATAAAGATACCTACGTCGGGCTTTTCTGTGTAAGCGACAGAGTTATTAGCGAGAGCCCGATGCCCTGCAAAATCCCACCAAGCACCAGTCTTGGCATTACGCATCCGCTCATCTGTAAGATTACTAAGACTAATGAGAGCGCTACGCCGAACCCCACCAACAACCACAATCTGTGCGATTTTACAAACCAAGTCATGACATTCTATTGAATTAAGCCTTCGTCCAACGGCTCCCATGAACAACGATTTAGTGAACTCAAAAAGCTCAACCAACGGGCCAGGTCCGCTTGCACGTCCCCCGAAGGTTTTAAGTCGTGCTCCTGCCGGTCGTACTTTTGACACGTCCCATTTGGGTACTTGACCAGAATATAGGAGGGATATAAGCTGACGGAAAGCACTTGCCCATCCTTGCTTAGAGTCGGCAACGACGATGGTCGTGTCACTCTCGTAAAGACGTTCAGGGATTTCGGGCAACTTGTTAATGTATTGTCGTTCGACACTGAAGCCAACTCCTGTCCCATTCATGAGGATATACATACACTCATCAAATGCTTTAGGATCATCGATGGGCAGATAACTACAATTATATCCTGCAATATTATCTCTATCCAGAGCAGGACCAGCAGTCATCAAGGCACGCATACTAGGCATAACTTCCATATCATGGATTGCCTTGTACACATCATCATAAGGGAACAGATCCCCATACTTGTCCTTCCAGAAATCACAGTATCGAGTTACTGTTTCATCCCAATGCTCACGACGACCTTTCTCAGGTAGCCATCGGGCATATCTCGATTTGAATACGTAGTGCTGTAGATCACTTACCTGCATCCTTCTCCTCATCGTTATCAATTAGTTCTTCTCGAAGGCGCTGGACTTGTTCAGCCAGTTCTTGCCAAAGACGAAGCTCTTGTTCGTGTTCTTCTTGGTTAGCTTCTTGCTGAGCCTTACGCTTGGTACGGAAGTCCGTCTTCTTCATCTTCGCTAAAGTATTCAACCAGTTCGTCGTATTTAAATTCAATCTGATCAGTAAGAAACTCCACGAGTTCCTCACTGGTAATATCCAACAACTCAAGGATGGTTAACTCATCCAGAGTCCCCATTTTCTCAATCAGTTCCGGCAACGTCATCTTGTTCTTCTTCGTCTTCGTCCGAGTAATCTACACCTTCGTAATATACATCGAGACCAATTGTGGTAGCAATAGTATATTCCAATGTGGCACCTTGGCTATCCCCCCAACCTTCCAACATATAGATAGCATCACAATCTAACAGTTCCCGAATATCATGCTTCATACATTCTGAATAGGGAGTGTTGGGATCAGGATTGATATCCACGGGATTAACAGCATCCCATCCATTCTCCCGAAGCATATCGGCCATCTCATTGAAATGAGGGAAGTTAAATTCGGGGTAGCCTCGCATGGGACCGGCTACGTAAATCTTATTACCAATATTCATTTTTTATCTTCCTTATACAGATCATTGAGATCGGGTCGGGTTTTTAGCATGTGAGAAGCAAACATCCAACAACAGCCAACGTGGTCAATATGAGGCAATCCCGATTCAGGGTCCGTAAACTCTCCTCGGAGGATTGCAAATGTGTGTCGAAGTAGCGCGCCAAGCAGACGGCCCCAACTAATACCACCACGCCAATTGTGGGCAGCATATTTCTGTGCTCCAAATTTCAATACCGCTGCCAGACCTTCTAGAGCCAGTGGGTCAAGAAGCTCAAGTGGCAACTTATCCTGATCGTGCTTTGTTCCTTGTTCTTTACTCATATTACTGTGCCTCGAAGATCGGCCTACCGGCCCAATCGACCAAAGGTTTATGGGTGGCAGCATTAAGTTTTTCCATTCGATCATGCAAATCCAAAATAGCTAGACCAAGTGTATGGAATGACATAGCATCAGCCCGAACTTCATGAGGAATATCAGAAGAGGCATTTGCTACCCCTCCAGCTTGATGGATCAATTCCTCAAGTCTCTTCCAATCCTCAGTGTCCATACTTTTCCTTAAGATATCGTAGACTTACAGGCATGATTTCAAACTCACCCGTTGGTTGAACATCATTGAAAACCAACAGTCCGCGCCAGTGTCGACGATTGCCTTGAGGTCCAAGATAATCTTCATCATGTTCATAGCAGCTTCCAGCAATCACCGAGGTTAACAAAGTTCCATCGGCACGATATCCGGTGCTAATTTGAAGTCCTTGCTGGTGCCCAGAAACGCAAGACATATGATGACGATTCAATTGAGCAGCGGCAGATGTGGCAGGC